AAGGTGACGATACACCGATTGGCCCCGGCGAGTTCCGTGATGTGGATGTACCTAGTGGTTCCATCCGCGACAACATCATGCCGATGCCATATAAAGAGCCTTCACAGACCCTACTGGCGTTGTTGAACCGCATTACTGATGAAGGTCGTCGTCTGGGAGCTATCTCGGACATGAACATCAGTGACATGAGTGCCAACGCGCCAGTGGGGACCACCCTCGCCCTTCTGGAACGTACGCTTAAACCTATGGCGGCGGTGCAGGCTAGGGTTCACTATGCTATGAAACAGGAGTTTAAGCTCCTGCGGGCCATTATTGCGGAGCACGCTCCTGACGAATATGGCTATGTACCGAACCGGGCGGAACCCCGCGCCAGATACCTCGATTACGCCACCACTGAAGTAATCCCTGTATCCGACCCCAACAACACCACAATGGCACAACGCGTTGTGCAGTATCAGTCCGCACTGCAAATGTCACAGCAGGCCCCGCAGATTTATGATTTGCCGGAGCTTCACAGGCAGATGTTGGAGGTTCTTGGTATTAAGAACGCGGATAAGATCATCCCGATGGAAGAAGATATGCTGCCCAAGGACCCGGTCAGCGAGAACATGGGTGCCTTGCAGGGCGAACCCATGAAGGCGTTTATCTATCAGGACCATCAGGCCCACATTGCTACCCATCAGTCGTTCATGCAAGACCCGCAGATTGCGGCTATGATAGGGCAGAACCCCGCCGCACAGCAGATTATGGCTTCGTTACAGGCTCACATCGCAGAGCACATGGCGTTTGAATACCGCCGTCAGATCGAAGAGAAACTGGGTGCACCCCTCCCACCGCCCAACGAGAGACTGCCGGAAGAGATAGAAGTACTCCTGTCCCAGACTATGGCGCAGGCGGGTGCCCAGCTAACCCAGCAGAAACAGGCCGCCGCCGCACAGCAGGCGGCTATGCAACAGGCGCAAGACCCTGTAATGCAGATGAGGGAACGCGAGCTTCAGGTTAAAGAGCGCGAGCAGATGCGCAAAGAGAAGAAAGACCAAGCCGACACTATGCTGGAAGCAGAAAAACTCAATATCAGTAAGAAAAACGCTGAGACAAGAGACATGTTGGAGGCTGCGCGTATCACCCAGCAGGGCGAGCAGGCCGCAACAAAACAGAACATAGACAAGGCTAAAGTGTTACTTGACGCGGCTAAAGACGGCGGGATGCAGTAACAAGTAGGTACTCAGCTACTAGAGCTGATTCCATGCCAGCACTTACTAAAAAGAAGTGTAAGCGTTGTAGCGTTGTAAAGCCTGTTACTGATTTTGGCCCAAGAAGCGGTATATGTATTGCCTGTAAGGGTGCTAGGCACAGGAGGGTAGTTTCGACTGACCACTTGCAGTACCTAACTAACCTGTACACGCAATGCAAGTACTCACATACGAAACGAAAAGACAGTCCGGGGCACTTCAAAGCAGAGTTTAATTTAGAAAAAGAAGACCTTTTTGACTTATGGGAAGAGCAAGCAGGGCGGTGTGCCTTGTCTGGAGTTGTACTAACCCACCACAAGGACGGCAGTGGTCGTAAAGATTTTAACGCTAGTATTGACCGGATTGTACCGCACGAACCCTATATTAAAGAGAACGTGCAGCTAGTGGCTTTTAGAGTTAACTTGATGAAACACGAACTCACGGAAGACTTGTTTTATTGGTGGGTAAGGACTTTGCTAGAGAATATGAAGGTAGACAATAATGCCTAAAACCGTCTTTGACGTGCTAAAAGATAAACTACAGGAGTCTATTGACTCTTGCCAAGAATCCGTTGTGTCTGGAGCAGCAAAAGATTACGCCCAGTACCGCGAGATTTGCGGGGTGATTCGAGGTCTAACCACCGCAATACGAGAAGTAGAAGACCTTTCGCGCAATTATATGGACGATGACGATGACTGAACTAACTGCGTTAGAGCAAAAACGCAAGCAAAAGATAGAAACTGAGGAAAAACAAGAAGTTGTGTTGGAGGCGCAGATACCAAAACCTGTCGGCTACCACATACTTATTGCTATGCCCAGCATTGACGATACTTTTGGGGATAGTGGCATAGTTAAAGCCGAGAAGACCCTGCGAGAAGAGCACATCCTGTCTATGGTGGGAGTGGTTCTTGACATGGGCGATCAGGCGTATAGCGATGCTGACCGCTTTCCCACTGGTCCGTGGTGTAAACAGGGCGATTATGTGATGTTTCGCGCTAACAGCGGCACCCGGTTTAAGGTTGGAAAACAAGAGTACCGTTTAATCAACGACGATACGGTAGAAGCTGTCGTCCAAGACCCGAGTAAGATAACTCGTGCGTAAGGAGTAAATTATGGCTATGCAAGAAGTGAAATACGAGTTTCCCGACGAAAAAGAGCAGAACTCAGTAGAAATTGAAGTACAACCCGAAGAAACTAACAACGATGTTGAAGTCGAAGGTGCTGTTGGTAGGGAAGCTATACAGGCTAAACCATCGAACGTTAAAGACGCGGGGAAGATAAAAACATCCGAATTAGAAATCGAAGTAGAGGATGACACCCCGCCAGAAGACCGTAACCGCGAACCGTCGCCCCCGCCGGAAGAGGTTACTGAGGAGGAGCTAGAAAGCTACTCTGAAAAGGTCGGTAAGAGGATTAAAAAGCTCAGCAAAGGCTACCACGACGAGCGTAGGGCTAAAGAACAAGCCCTGCGTGAGCATCAGGCGGCTGTTGATTACGCCAAAACACTGTTGGAGGAAAACAAAAAGTTACGTAGCACCTCCACAAAAAGTCAGTCTGCGCTGATTGAGTCCGCCAAACGGCAGGTAGAGTCAGAATTGGCTATAGCAAAACGGGCCTATAAAGACGCGTACGAAGCTGGAGAGCCAGATGCACTTCTGGAAGCTCAGCAAGCGTTAAACACCGCTCAGATTAGGTTGGACCGTGTTAATGGATTTAAGGCCCCCCAGCCTGAGCCTGAGCAGGAAAATACTTTACAATACAACGACAATAATGTACAAACACGTACAGAGGCACCTCCTCCGCAAACAGCACCGGTCGATACAAGGGCTGAAGCATGGCGCGAAGATAACCCATGGTTTGGTTCTGACGACGAAATGACCGCGTTTGCATTGGGGTACCACAATAAGTTAGTCAAGGAGGGGGTAGACCCCCAATCTGACGAATACTACGAGAAAATAAATTCTCGTATGCGAAAAGTATTCCCTGAACAATTTGATGACGGGATAGATGAACCAGAGGAACCACGAAATAAGTCCACAAATGTAGTTGCCCCCGCTACGCGGAGCACAGCACCTACTAAAATAAAGCTCACAGAGAGCCAAGTGGCCTTAGCAAAACGTCTTAACGTACCTTTGGATGTATACGCCAAACAGGTTGCAAACTTACAGAGGAATAGATAATGGCTGATAACAGATTAGATAGAGCACACACTACACGCGAAAAAACCGTTCGCAAGCGTGCGTGGCGCAGGCCAGAAGTACTGCCTACTCCCGACCCGAAAGACGGTTACTCATTTCACTGGGTACGTGTGGCGACTCGTGGTAATCCTGACCCAACCAATATCACCTCTAAACTACGTGAAGGCTGGGAGCCAGCTAAGGCTTCAGATCACCCCGAAATTGAACTTGTCGTGACTGAAAACGAGCGTTTCAAGGACAATATCGTTATCGGTGGTTTGATGCTTTGCAAGGCCCCACAAGAACTTGTCGAGGATCGTACTGATTATTATCAGGAGCAATCCGCTAGTCAGATGCGGTCTGTAGACAACAACTTGATGCGTGAGAGTGACCCGAGAATGCCTATCTTCAACGACCGGCGTTCGAAAGTTACTTTCGGAAAAGGTTAATCTAAGGAGTCTATCATGGCATCTTCCGCTACACCGTACGGGCTGAAGCCCGTCAAGCGGGCTGATGGCTTACCCTACTCGGGCGCCGTCACCCACTACAAAATTGACCCTGCTGGGGTCGCCAATAACATCTTCAATGGCTCGATTGTTCAGCTCACTGCGGCTGGTTATATCGAACTTGCTGATGGTACTGGTAAAGACATTACAACCAATAACTTTGGTGGTTCTTCTATCGGAGCCGCTGGCGTATTTGTTGGTTGTGAATACGTAAACGATCAGGGTCAGACAGTACACTCTCAGTACTACCCTTCTGGCGCAGTGAGTGCAGTAGCTTACATCGTTGACGATCCTAACGTACTGTTTCAGGCGCAGCTTGACGGTGTTAGTGGTCAGGACGATCTTGGCACTATTACCGGCTTCCCCGCCGCTCAGAACGCCCTTACTTCAGGCGATACAGCTACCGGTAACTCTACTATGGCACTTGATGCTACAGTACAGACTACCGTTGGTGGCTTGTTGATTATGGGCTTCGTATCAGCTACCGATGATGCGTACCCGGACGTTCTGGTTAAATTCACCACTGGCGCTCATCGTGTCACGATGAACACTGGCGTTTAAGGAGTACTGACACATGGCTATTTCAAGAGCACAACTGCTTAAGGAACTCCTGCCGGGGCTTAACGCCTTATTTGGTATGGAGTATGCTAAATACGGGGAAGAACACGCAGAGATTTACGAAACTGAATCTTCTGACCGTTCTTTCGAAGAAGAAACCAAGTTGTCCGGCTTTGGTGCCGCCCCCGTCAAGGACGAGGGTTCCGCCATTTCCTACGACAACGCGCAGGAAGCGTGGACTGCACGGTATAACCACGAGACCATTGCTATGGGCTTTTCAATCACTGAAGAAGCGATTGAAGACAACCTGTACGATTCTCTGTCCTCTCGTTATACCAAGGCACTGGCTCGCGCCATGGCTTACACCAAGCAGGTTAAAGCCGCAGCTATCCTGAACAACGCGTTTAACAGCAGCTACACCTACGGTGACGGTAAGGAGCTTTGTGCTACTGACCATCCGCTGGTGAGTGGTGGCACCAACTCTAACGAGCTGGCCACTCCTGCCGACCTGAACGAGACCTCTCTGGAAGCCTCAATCATTCAGATCGCTGGTTGGACTGACGAGCGCGGTCTGTTGATCGCCGCTAAACCAAGCAAATTGGTTGTTCCGCCCGATCTTCAGTTTGTTGCTGATCGTCTGATGGAGACCGAAGGTCGTGTTGGTACCGCTGATAACGACATCAACGCTCTCCGCAACATGGGCGCCATCCCCGGTGGTTACACTGTCAATCACTACCTGACAGACACCAACGCATGTTTCCTGCTGACCGACATCCCGAATGGTCTGAAGCACTTCGTCCGTACACCGATGAGTACTTCTATGGATGCCGACTTTGATACTGGAAACAGCCGCTACAAGGCTCGTGAAAGGTACTCTTTCGGCGTATCCGACCCGCTGGGTATTTTCGGAAGCGCAGGCGCCTAACGGCACTACGAGAAGGGGGCACTTGTTGCCCCCTTTCTTTTGCTATACACTAAATAGACTCAGGGCATCAATTAGTTTCGTAGACAGGTATTTGCCCTCCTGACGTTGCACAGACTACGAAACGAAACCTTGTGCAAGAGGTATATATAAT